TGATTGAATATACCAGAGCACTCAATTGGTATAATATGATGTGTGAGGTCAAGGATGCTCGCGAGTATATTGAAACATATTTAAAAGCTAACAATCGTCATGATGAAGCCAAGAAGCTGAAACGTGTACCAGATACATGGATACAATCAACGACTGCTTGGATTTGTCGTATGCTTACCAAAGGATATTTGCTTCCTGTAAGTAGTTCTGATTATATCAATAGACAAATTCAATTTATGATGAAGAAAGCAACAGCTGAAGAAACCACTGAAGTATCTAAGCCAGTTGTTTCAATTCAAGACCGCATGCGCGAAAAGGTTATAGACATAATCGGCGAAGTCGAGCATTCGATTGATACTGGTGAAGAGTTCAGTTTGTATGACTATCTAAAAGCTAATGAGACGCCAGCTTACGCTACAGGGTACATCGCTCAGTATTATGCTAACTGGCTTACAGAATTGATTGAAGCTTACGAGAAGCCAGATGATCAACTCAAGGAAGCTTACTCATATCTAACAAAGAAAGAGCTTAAAGATCGTATTGTGTTCTTTCATAAGCTTATCGAAGATGCTGAGAAATATGGTGGCGTAGTTAAGAAAACTCGTGCACCTCGTAAGCCTCGCGCACAATCTAAAGAAAAGATCCTCAAGAACTTTAAGTATCAAAAGGAAGATAACACCTATAAGATCGCCTCGATCAATCCTGATAAGATTATTGGAGCACAAGAGCTTTGGTGTTTTAATACCAAGTACAAAACTGTTACAGTCTTCAGAGCTCTCGATCGCGGTGGGCTTGGTATTAAAGGAACAAGCATAACCAAATATGATGAGAAGTCAAGCTTGACAAAAGGAACTGGTCGTAAGCCTGAAATAGTACTTGACAAAATTCAAAAAGGCGGTAAAATAGTATTGAAGAAATTGATGGATGAGTTGAAGACAGATAAAGCTCTTCAGTATCGAATCAATGAAAACACTATATTGATGAAGGTGGTATCATGAACAAGCGTAAGACAGTAACAGATCGCAAGATAAATTATAATCCTTCTAGAAAAGAGCGCGAAGCTTATAAGTTTGGTTACAACTCTGCGCAATATGAATTGTTAGGGACAGGTTACATTCCTAAGAATCCTTTCGACAATATAAGTGACATGAAATTATGGGAAGCTTGGGAAATTGGATACAATGATGGCTTCGAAGATGAGGTTATTCATTTAAACTTGATAAAGGAATAGATTATGGATTACCAGACAATTGCAGTAATTGCAGTGCTGAGCGTAGTGGCATTAGGTGTTCTTTACGTTATGTTTATTGCTAATGATTGACTTTCAAGTAAAAGTCAAGTATAATAAATATATTGCTTGGTTGATGAAGCACAAGGAATAGATCGTAAGACTCGGGGGCAGTACCCGACGCCTCCACCATAAGCGCAAGCATCCTGCGAGAAGGTTGCTTTAGGGTAGGGTGACAGGAAATAGAACAGCAACTAATACCTGTTTTACTTGCGTTTATGATGGGGGCGACATAGGCTCGATTGCGATGATAAAGGTGTGTGGAGACTAAGTAAACTCGTAAGTGCAAACGATAATTTCGCACATGATTTCGCAGTAGCTGCCTAATCGGAGTTTTCGGTGGGTTTTAACTTGGCAACAGAATAAACCCACCACCTAATTCAATTGGTCTCATAGCTCAACTGGAAAGAGAGCAACAGCCTTCTAAGCTGTGGGTTGATGGTTCGAGTCCATCTGAGATCGCCAATATAGGATGAGTAGAGTATGCTTACATTGAGTGCGAATAACTTTGCTACAGAAATCGACAAGATGTGTAAAGATAAAGGTATTGAGTATATTGATGCCGTTGTTCTTTGGTGTGAAAAGAATAACATCGAAGTCGAGTATGCAGCCAATCTCATCAAGAAAGATCCTGTGTTCAAATCTAAGATTCAGGTTGAAGCAGAAAATCTAAACATCCTCAAAAGATCAGCGAGACTACCAGTATAAATACTAGGAACTCTAAATTGGGGAGGACTGTATGATTATACGAACAGTAAGCAAACCCACTAAAGTTCCATTAAAGCTTTGCAAGGAAGCTGTTAAATGGTATGGTCGCAAACTATTAGGCGATCGTCTTTACAACAAAGTTGAAATAACACTTGAGTTTGATGACAGCGATCTTGGCGGCGAAGTTTATGGTTTCTGTGACTGGAACGATGACAATCACCGAGCTCGTGACTTTACAATCACGATAGATCCTAATCTCGGTAAAAGAAACACCCTACTAGTATTAGCACACGAAATGGTTCACGTCAAGCAATATGCGAAAGGTGAGATGAAGGACTATGTTCGATTGAATCGTGTTAAGTTCAATGGTAAGGTTTATGATGATGACAAATTAGATTACTGGGATCATCCATGGGAGATAGAAGCCCATGGACGTGAGAGAGGTCTTTACTATCGGTTTCTTAATAGCATGAAGGAATAGATTATGGCATGGGTTAGTGTTGAAGTTGATTTTGATGATTTTGATACAGACGATCTAATCACTGAATTGGAAGGTCGTGGATACGAAGTCAATAAAAAAAGCAATGGTGTTGATAAAGATATTTGGAATCTGTATCAAACATTTCTTACTGATAATGGTGACAACAATAACATGGATAAAGAGCTTAGAAAGTTCTTCGCAAAGTATTATAACAAAGCTACGGTATGAGTGACGCAATGTCAGCTTATGAATGTTATCAGCATTACAATGCACTGAAGCTGCATTTCACAAAACCTAACTACGATTATTTTAAATACAATCACAAAACTCGTACCAGCGCCAGTTCGTTTGATACGAGAAAAGATAAGCTTTACTTTATGAAGGTCGCCAAACACAGCGAACCAGTAAAGTATATGTTAGCTAATCTATTAGAAAATCCCAAACTCTGGATAAAAGATATCGCCTACTCTCCCAATGCGGAGAAGGTTTATACTGATTGGCTGAAACGCCAGCAGTCATTAACATATCTTTTTAAACAAGATTTATCCAAGCTCAAAGACAATTTCGATTCGAATTTCAAGAGCGAGGATAACAGCCATCCATATGTTTTAAAATTGTATCTGCAGCAACAGATCAGTTTAGAAACATTGGTAATGCTTGTTGATCTAGTAAAGTGTCAAAAATACTGGAGCAAGAAGCATGAGTATGACCCTATCGTTGAAGAAGTGCTAATCAAGATTATGAAGTATCGACCATTCCTACATTATGATCGTGAAGCGACAAAGAAAATAGTACTTGACTATTTCAGCGATAAAGGCTATACTAAATAATGTTGGTCGCTTATACAGACCAACAAATACGTTTAATACTAACAATACGGAGAATACAATGTCAAACTTTGCAAAACTCAAAGCACAATCAGGTAAGAAGTCACTCGAGAAGTTGACTTCAGAACTTTCCAAACTCAGTGGTGGTCAATCAAACGATAAGTCTAATGACGATCGTTATTGGTATCCTAATGTGGATAAAGCTGGTAATGGCTACGCAGTTATCCGCTTTCTTCCTGCTCCAGGCGATGAAGATGTTCCTTTTGTTCGTTTGTTCTCTCATGGGTTCAAAGGTCCAACTGGTTCATGGTACATTGAGAACTCTTTGACAACTATCGGTAAGACAGATCCAGTCGGCGAGTATAACACTCAGCTTTGGAACTCTGGTCTTGAGTCTGATAAGGAAATTGCTCGTAAGCAAAAGCGTAAGCTGACATTTATTAGCAACATTTACGTTATCACCGATCAAAACAATCCTGAAAATGAAGGCAAGGTATTCTTGTTCAAGTATGGCAAGAAGATCTTTGACAAGCTCAACGAAGCAATGAATCCTCAGTTCGCTGATGAAGCTCCGATGAATCCTTTTGATCTTTGGGATGGCGCTAACTTCAAGCTGAAGATTCGCAACGTTGAAGGCTATCGTAACTATGATAAGTCTGAGTTCGCTTCTTCTGGTCCATTGTCAGATGACGATGGAGAGATGGAAGCAATCTGGAAGCAAGCATATTCGCTTCAAGAGTTGATTGCTCCAAGTCAATTCAAGTCTTATGATGAGTTGAAGGCTAAGTTGAATAAAGTGCTTGGTCTTGATGGTGACTATGTTTCAAAGAAGCAAGTTGATGAAGATGTAATTCCATCGACTCCAGCTCCAAAATTGAAGGAAACGCTAGCAGCTGCTCCGAAAATGGATGATGAAGACGAAGATATGGATGAGTTCTTTAAGAAACTCGCTGATGACTAAGAATTAAGGGGAGCTTTGGCTCCCCTTTTTTATTGCCCGACCTTAGCCAGTTTTTCTTGACCACGTGTCCAAGCAGACACACCAAGAATAGCACCGAACGCTAAATGAATCAATCCGCCATTACTCAATGACAGCGACTGCCAAGCAACGTATTGGTATTGTACGCCGAATCCTTTAAACACAACTGGCAGGAACATTGAGATGAGCGGAAAGCCTACGAAGTCCATAAAGCAGATCAGCATGTAGAGCCAGCCCATTGCTGGACGCCAGTATGCTTTTACCCAATGTTCTTCTTCTTTCTTAATCTGTTCGTCAACGACTTCTTTATCAAGAGACGTTTGCGCCAAGCCAACTGATGCTTGAGCCTGAGCTGTCGCAGTAGCTTGCGCAGCCTGATAGTTAGTAGTAGAATTGCTGCTAGAACTACCACCACCGCTATTATTGTTATTATCAACAACAACCACTGTGGGGGCGGGTGCAGCAGGTATAGTTCTTTCAGCTGGTGGAGTTGGTTCATCGTCAGTATTTCTCGAGAATTTAGCCATTATTATTATCCTTATGCGGCAGTGTGAAGATAAGCTCCAATTAAAACATTCGATGGTGCACCTAAAATATCAGCTGCTGATGCCGTTTTAGGATTCCCCTTATCACTGATTGGTGAAGTAGGAGGAATTGGTTTTGTTGGCACCGATTGTGCTGCTTGTGGCGCAGCTGGTTTTTCTGGTGTACGATATTTAGACGTAATCGTTGGTGGTGGTGGAGCTGGTTTGCTCGGAGCCTGTTGAACGGGAGCTGCAGGTGGAGGTGCAGGTGGAGGTGGTGGTTTTTGTTGCGCCAACTGAGCCTGTTGAACAGGTGCTTGTTGATCAGGTTTCTTTTGTTCTTTGGCTGCTTCTTTTTGTGCTGTTAGATATTTACCATAATCAGTGTTTTCTCCACCCAAAGCAACACGTTCGCCTTTTTTATTTTCTTGTTCAATAGCAAAGTAATTTGATGCATTCTTTTCACCAAATCCTTTATCGACTGGATACGTTTTAAGACGTGGACCACCAGAGCCAGTATATTGCTCCCACACTTGCATGCCTGTAGTTTTACCATCTTTATCTTTTACGTATCCAGCAACAACAGCAGCATGCGTTGTTCCTGTTCCTGGAGATCCTGTACCACCAGCATCATATCTTGTTGAAGATTTACCGCTTCTATCCATGAATGTAGCAACTGGTGTACCGATGGGCAATTCATTGGTTACAGCATTTGAACCACGACGCCATGTTTGTACGCTATCATTACTACCAACAGCTGCTTTTGCTAACGTTACACATTGTTCATTTTTTAAATGTGGTGCAACTTGTCTTATACGAGCTGCAAGATGTTGTTGTGTTTCTCCAGGCATTGGAGTTATTGATGGAAGTTCATCTGGTATATTTTCTGGTCTTCGATCGTTTGGATCAGCTCTATACCCAGTGTCAGCTGGATTATCTAATCTATTTGTTTCATCACCAACTTGTGCACCAGCTAATCCAGCTTGTGGTCCAGTAACTGTTTGACCATTTACTTTAAATTCATTATAACGAATCAGCATATCTTTTACATTGAAGCTGATATCCTTAGCGTTAAACTCTATCTCTGGTGAAGATATGAGTTTGCTCCCATCCTTCTCTGTTTTGATTGCTGCATTTAATACTTCAGCACCAGCACCAGTCGCGACAGCAGCGCCGCCACCAATAGCAGGTGTTATATCTGTGGTTGGTTTCTTATCATCTTTCTTTGCCATTGGCATATGAGCCATAATAAACTCAACAACAGCATCTTTAACAGCTTTAAGTCGTTCGCCAGCCTCTGGATCATCTTCAGGAAATACGCCGTATACCGCTTCGTATACATCGCGTGCTAATAAGCCAGCTTGTATGCCTATAGCAATTGCAGTACCAGCAACAGGAGCAGTTGAAGCTGCACCACTTACGACTTCGGCTATTCCACCTTTCCAGTCACCAGTGACTGCACGCCAAACACCAAAACCAATACCAGCAATTAAGCCTTCGCCTGGAATAAGTTTAGCAACAATAGAAACAATCTTTGGACCAATAATTTTTTTCACAGCAGCCATGATTACTTCTTTGGTTGCTTTAATACCTTTACCAATTTTACCAGTTACTTTGCCAACTAAGCTTGTTTCTTTTGCGGCTATTTTTTCCGCTTCCTTAGCAGCAATTGCAGCTTCCTCAGCTTCTTTAAGTTCAGCAGCTGTTTTTGTTCCCTCACCTTTAGGAACATGTTCTTCTTTTATTGGTTCTTTTACTGGTTCTTTCAGATTTTTTCTTTTAAATGGATTACCAATTAGATCGCCTGTATCTAATATTCCACCCCCATCTTGTTTTTTCATGTTTTTAATAGCGGCGACAAGTTGTTCTATGGCATCGTTTTGTTGCTTTTGAACTTCTATGTTTTGTTCCAGTAGCTTATTTGTTACTGTAACACTAGCATCAAACGCCATAAGTGCATCAAAATCAGTTTCTATATTTTTCTTACCAGTCAGCTCTCTATAAACACTTCTGATTTTACTTGGAGCAGAATACACACTAGGAAACATATTTTTAAGTGCAGCTTTACCGAGCATCAATCCTGCTCTACCTGCAACTTTTGCTGATGTTTTAAGTATTGTACCGATCACACTCATTAGTAGCGTCTTCTTCTATTTTGCATTATAGAATGCGCTGCTCTTTGTTCGCCTGTTACAGCAGCAATAGCAAGATACGGTAATAACGCTGCGATTCTGAAAACTAAGTTACCGCCTGGATCAGAAGGTTGAGGCGAATGGCTTTCAACTCGGCGCGGATGTGGTTTTGCATTTGAATCTTTGTTCGCTTTTGGTGTTGGAGGATTAGGCGTTTTTCCAGTGACGTCAAAATAACCTTTTTCTTCAAATTGACCCCCAGAAGCTGGTGTAATTCCAGCAGCTGGTTTTGCTGGCGCTTTGTCAACCATTTGATTAGGGGATGATATAATGTCACCAGCTTTGGCAGGAACAAACTTTGCTCCTCCAGTATCATTCTTTTCCCATCTACCTTGTTCGCCCTTGTATGTTTGTAAGTCAGTCGCCTTAACAAACTTAACACCACCCTGACCATTTGGTTCCCATGAGCCGAACTCACCTTTGTATTGACTCAATCGGCTACCAGACGCAGGAGCGGTGGGAGCTGTATTAGCTGCAGGAGTTACTGGCGGTTTTGTTTCTGATTCTGCTTGCGTTTTTGCTTCTGTTTTAGCCTGTTGTTGCTGTTCTTGTTTTGCACGAGCTAAAACATCTGGAGGCGGTTGAATACCTAATGTTGCGTATGCGGCGTATGGACCAACGGGAGCATTTTTAGTTCTTGCATAAATGTTACCACCAAGATTTAAGTTACCTTGAGACGCAGCAAGATTAGCGAATGTTTTACCTGCGCCTGCTCCATAAACATAAGAAGCAGCTCTGTATTGATCTGCGCCATGCGTAATATCTTCAACACTACCCGATGCGATCGCTTTAATTCTTTCACGAAGCATCTCTTTTTCTTTTTCAGACGCTATTCTATAACCTTCATATTGTCCTGGAGCGCGAGCAACTTGTTGTAAATTTCCTGATGGACCGTATCCCTTCGCGCCAAGTCTGTTAAACATATTATTGATAACAGCATCAACGCTTTTTGGATCTTTTAATCTAGCTTCGCCAGCG